CATCTGCATACTCAGCACTCTCATGCTTGACTCCGTATGTTTCTGGTGCATTGATTCCGAATAAACGAAAGCGATCGAATTTTGAGACTCCGAAGCCAAGATCTACGTTTAGATCTAACGTATCACCGTCCACTACATGCGCTACAATGGCCTTATATTTCCAGCTATGTGTTACCATAGGCATCCTCCTCTACGTCCATCTGCGGTCAAATAAACCGCCCCTACGCTCCTGTTACAACTTAAGTGTAGCATCAATTCGACACGCTCCGTAACTGCGGAGCCAGCAACGCGCTACATTCACTTGTAGGGGGTATACCAAGTCGATGTGCAGAATTGTCACTAGACTCCGTCTCAGTGAAGTAGGCGATTGATTCTACCCTATAAATCATGGTCTTGAATAAACCTCTCTCAAATTCTGTTGCTTCAATAAGTCAGCTGGACTAACTTTCCACGTATTGACCTCGACGTCGAGTAATAATCCGGCATTAAGATATGCATCACTGACGAACTCACTACACCAATATCTTTTCTTGTTGTCAAACGGATTCTTCCCTAATCCGAGTATGTTAAGAGCAATTCCGACGATTCCTAAGTAATCATAACCTTTCTCAAACTGATACATAAGCCAGCCTTGCATTCGATCCCAGAATCCATCATTCATATCTTTATGTCTCAGAGCAAGTATCTCATCATGATCATAATTAGTGATGGGATTCATCTGCACTCCACCCCACGTACTCTCAATTAGAACAGCGATACCATCTGGATCAACGCCTGCATACAAAGCTGAATGGTTCCACTTACTTCTAGTAAATTTCTTGATCATCCAAGGCACTATACCTTTGCTGTTGATTAAGATGACGTCTCCTTTTTCTAATATGTCTTCCAATCCCATCCTCTCGCATCTTCACTCTTTTTTCTTCGGAGCATTCTTCAGCAAGTCTAGGTAGTTGCCTTCCATGCTGGTGTCGCCTTCCTCTTTCCTAATCACTTTTTCTTCAGCCATTCGTATCCTCTACTTGTAGTACTTGTAAATGTAATGGACGTCCACCTCTTCGGAGGCGTGAGTGTTCGTGTACTCCATGGAGCAATATACTCCGGCTGGTATCGTGCTTGAGCTGGTGCTGATAGCTTCCACCAACTTACCTTCCATAAGTTCTCCTGGGACATCAATAGCGAACTGAGCAAGCACTACCCCTGCTCCGTAGCCTAAGACGTTGTCAATGTCAATCACTTTCATGTTAATCACGTCGCCATTATGCGAGCCGGCACAACTCATCGTAGCACCTACAATCTCTATGTCTTGCGTGAATTTCATCTGGTCTTTCGTGACCGTGTCAGCAGCTGCTGTGAACTCGCTGCCATGAATGTGCATGACCAAACCTACTGTACGGTCAGTCACACGGACGTAAGGGACGTCATCCATCGTCTTCATCTCTATAGGTGCGTTACAATCATCCTTGTAGTTGTCTTCAAAATCTTTCTGATCGCTTGGGTCAGGAGTTGGAGATTCTTTTAGCATCCACATTTCGTATGTAGTACCATTCTCGCTTACCCAAATATGATAGTCTTTGTTTTTAACAAGCTCGTATTGTAATTTCAAACTCTTAGCTGTGATAAGCGCTTTGAGCTCGTCCCAAGTTTTAGTGATGTTCATTGTTCCCTCCAAAGAAGTATTGATACTTGTTGAAAATTCAACCCTGTAATGTTATCTCTAATTGTCATTCTGATAAAATCAGAAGTTGAATCTTGGATAATAAACGGGTTACGAAATAGGATAGAGCCTTTGTAAGATGCGCCACTTCCCAAGATCCCGTTTGAATCTCCATAGCTCTCATTAGCAAAAGATTGAACAATCTCTAGATTGCTCGTAACATTTGCAAGCTCAATTGTATTACCATTACTTTGAACTTCTAAAAGACAACCATTCGACAAAGGACCGCTAATAGTTCCGAAATCATCGGGCTCAGGCGATCCGGTATCTTCAAGGACAAATGTGATTCTTTCAACGTACCAAACCTCGTCAGTGTCCGGAGTGTAATCAAATTCAACTGGTGTGCTGCTTCCGTTTACATCCATGTCTGGGCTGCTACCATTAAGTAACTTAACGATCTTGTACTCAACAGGAGTAGCAGGAAGCGCACTAATATTTGCTTCTACTTTAAGACGATTGTTTGCAGTTACTTCTGCTTCGTTTGTGCCATCCCAAACTTTTGCCTTCGTATAACCATCACCTTCAGCATCAATCTGAAGAGAGTTATCTCCTCCTTCTTCAAAGAGTGTAACATCCTGTGTCTTTACCGTCATTAATTTTTCCCTCTATCCATTCGATTTGTTTCTCGATTTGTGAAAGTCTTTTCTTTGCTCTTTCGTTTTTCTCATTCTTAGTGAGAGTGACAAGGAGGCTAAGACGGTTGGCCTTAGCCTCCTTCAACAGCACCCTGTAAGAATGCCGCATCACTTACATCACCCTATGCCGATCGAATGAGAGTTGCGAATCCAGTGAAGTCGCTTGCTGGCGAAGCAGCTTTTTCACGGTTCGTTGCTCTAACACGAATTGTCTCACCACTGCTTACAGTCAAGTAATCCGGGAGATCAACGAATTGTGTTGGATTGCTCGGAGTTGTCCAGAACTCAAGAATGACTGCTTCCGAAGAAGTAGTACCAAACTCAAGTGTCCATTGACAAAGACCAGATCCGCTTACCATCAAGCCGCTGTATTGTTCATCTGATCCAGGTGAAATTGTCTCAACTACTGTGATTGTATCTTTCACCAAATTCGCTGATCCAGACGAATACACACTGTCATTTGCACCAAGTGTAAGTTGTCCAGAAACCCGTAGGTTACCAGAGCTATCCGTCTGTAGTGGTGTGAAGTCTTGATCTGCTGAAGCAAGTGTTCCGCCGGCATCATTTCTTACTGCAAGAATAAATGCTCCAGTCTCTCCACCCGCGTAAGCTGAATCGTCTGCGTATTCATAGTTGGTTAGGACCAATCCTGCACCATTACCATCAATCGCCCACTCATCACCTGTACTACTTTTGATATAGACGTTGTCTCCTGGTGTTTCTGAGTCCAATGTTCTAATATCAAGATCCGTTGCTGTTACGACAATTGATGCGTTGTTTAGATGTACTTCAAGTCCATCATCGGCGTTGATCGTAACTAAGTTAGTACCATCACCGATTGATACACTATCTGTAGCTTGAACTAGATCTCTAATATCAAGATCAGTTGCAGTTACAGCGATTGAGGTATTCGTGAATTGTACCCACAATGCGCCAGTGCTATCAGTACGCATTTGTACGTAATCACCATCAGCTGGTGTTAGCGTAGTTAGTGCATCATCTCGCACTACAAGTGCAAGAGTACCTGTGTCTGTAGCACCAGCTACGTCATCTACATCATATTGTGTTCCGCCTCCACCTCCAGAAACCAAAAGATTTCCAGACGCGTCTAAGTTTAGATACGCATAATCACCGTTATCATCCAATGCGAAAACAGCGACATGAGTATCAGTTGCCACCGGGGTATCACCTACTGAATGAAGGCCCCGGACTAGTTGTCCAAATTCATCTGCCATATTGTTGTTCCTCCTTATTCATCAGGGGCCGACCCCGACTTAAGTTCATCGAGTCTCTCCTGTTGTTCTTTCATCTTCGTTGCTAGAAGAATTTTCTCTTCATCTAACTCTAGACTTCGTGCTTCTAGTTTGAGAATGTTCATCTCCAACTGCATCAACTCGATCTTTTGTTTTTTTTCCTGTAGCGTCTCGCTCATAGTAATATCCTCTAAACATCAACTGTGTATCCACTTAATGTTGCTTCGAAAGACCGTGTTTTGTTATCTAAGTTTCGCACTTTGATATTAATCACGGTTGCTGCGCCAGCAGTAGGTGGTTCAAGGAATCTAATCTGAACGCTCGGATTGCTGCCGCTGTTTCTATATAGGGCAACATCGCTGCCAGCAATTTCGAAATGGAATTCTCCCTGTGCTGCACCTCCAACGATGCCGCCAGAGAATGTGAATGCTTTACTCGCTGCAACTGTATAACTTGCTAACGTCACAGTCGAACCAGGAGCAACTGTTGTGCTCCCAAAAATATTGATTTTTGTCTTTACTTCGTCAACGCAACTCTTTACTAAAAGAGCATTGTTATTAGGATCGCATGCTACGACTGTAGCTCGTGTATCAGTATTTCCATCTTTGATCTCAACGGCTCCAATCTGAATGTCACCAGGATCAATAGAAATGTTACCCTTGACAACACTAACTCGAATTAAATCATCGGCTTGTTCAAAGACTCGCTGTGCTATCTGACTCGGACTAGTGTTAACGTTCGGTTCTCTCCAATCAGGATTGCTTGCCATGTTGCTTCTCAAGCAACTCGCGCATCATTTTCAGTTCAGTTAGAATTCCATCTAACAACCGAACTGTGATTACGTCGATGTTGCCATGAGACAGTTGTACATTCTTCGCAACTGGCTTCGCGCCTTCTTGAGTTGTTTCATCTGTCATATTAGATAGTCACCTTTGACTTATTTAAAAATAATCAATAGGAGGTTCGTTCTTTGATTCCTCGTCCATTCATGAAATCATGTCTAAATCTTTCAAACGTAGATTCTGGCAAAGTATCAGGCATCTCTCCAGTCTCATTTATTTCAACTGGTGCTTCAGTATACTCTTCTCTCACTTTATTCCAAGAAACTTGTGTATGAATATGAAACCCGTTCAACACTGTACGTACATTGATCAGAAAATCAGTCTTGGTCCGATCAACAGAATAAAAAATAATAGACGGAATAGTTTGCTCCTCTAGCACGGGTAATATGTATGTACGCCATTCCTTTGGAGCAATCTCAACTTCCGCCATCTTACTCAACCTTTTCGGGCTCTGGCTCTGGCTCTGGCTCTGGCTCAACTACCTTCGCTTCTTCAATCACTTCAGCATTTTCAGCAAGAGCTTCCTCACCGACTACTTCTTTGATAGCGCCTTCTGTCGGAGTGTCTTTCAACACGATCTTTTCTTCCATAGTATCTCTACCTTCTAGTTCGATGACTGTATTCGTCTCAAGAAAATGACGAATTTCATAATCATCTTCATCTACAGCAACCCAATCGCCTTTCTTCACGACTGCTCCTGCTATCGTTGTCACTACTTCGTTTGGATATGAATCCCGTAACCTTACATTAATTTTTCCCATTTTATTCACCTTCGCGGTTTATCATTCTTTCAAAAGAAAGAAAAAAAAAATTGAGCTTATGGCAACACCGTCACTGCAGTTATCAAACCATTTGATACTGTAATGCTTGATAACTGCCCAGGCGTTGATCCGTCGTTGTACACTGGATATGTTCCGTCTGCTGTTGCGTCTGGTGCGAGTGCACCAGTTCCATCAGTATCTGCCATCCAATATACATCGGTATCTGCTTGTAGCTCTTTGTCTTCACAATAAATTGTGAACTCATCCGTTCCTGCAACAGCATAAAAATCGGGTTGGCCTCTTGTATCTCCAAGACTGTCTCTTTCAGCAAGACTGACTACGATATTTCCACTCGTAGTCATTCCAACCAAAGGTACAACTAGAGATGCTTGAACTCCACCACCTGTTTGAAGTACTGTTGCTTTTCCTGATACTATTGTCATAATTTATGCTCCTTAAGCAATGTTCATGTAGACTTTCAAGATCGGATCGCCTGAAGTAGTCGTCTTCGTCTCAGCTGCTGTTCCTACGAGTAGGGTGTTTCCTGCTTTCACAGTGTGCCCTGTGTCCCATTCAACTTCATCTCCAAATGAGTACGTTGCCGCTGCGGCTGCAACACGAATCAGACCTTGCTTGATACACCCAACGAACTCATCGCCAGCTGCGAGTGGATCAGCTGGATCAAATCCCGATTCTGCTCGACCGAGAATTGTTCCCGTGCCGTCGAATGCCTTCACTGCGCCTGCACCGTCTGTTTCCAAAAAGGCACCTGCTGCAATTACGTTTGTGCCTGCTGGGGCACTTATTGTCACTGGTTTTACCATTGTATATATTCTCCTCGACGTGTCCTTGGACCAGCATTGATTGCTCAACGCATCGCTGTAACCTCATCGATATATGTAATATAGAATTGATCATACACACATTTAAATATATTCCTTACACATACTTCAATCGATGTAAGTAAATTTGAAGAAATTGAAAGAAAGAAAAAATTGGGCGTTAGCCCGATTTATGCAGTTATGCTTGCGATTGCTTGCGGGTAGATGACTGCTAGTACGTAACTCATAAGAGCAACGATTTCACGGTCATATGGATCGCCTGGCAATGCACCCTCGAAGGTTTCAAGCTCGCTTTCTCTTACAAGCATTGCAGCCTTCTTACTGTCAATTACAAGTCCCTGTGCAGCCGTTAGGAATGGTGTTACCACGATATCCATCTGGTTGAACTTTAGAACAGGCATGTTCACTGTCACGTCGCCAGGTCTGGCGGTTGCGAAGTAGACATGTTCTTTCCAGTCAGTGCTCTTTGCAAGGATTCCCCATGCAGCTGGTGAGACAACAAGATGTGTTGCCAAGAAGCCGAATGGTGTTCCGTTTGCATAGACAGCGCCTTCGACAGATACTTGTGCGTCGATGACTTTGTCGTAAGTGATACCACCACCGGCTGATGTTGCAGCTCCTGCGGCAAGTCCATTTACGATGTCAGATGCAAGTTTCCTTGTAACTGCGTCAGCAGCGTTTTGTAGAATGAATCTTACGAAGTCATCCATACCACGCTTCATGATCTCCCATGTGATCTTCGTTCCTACTGCAACTTTTCGTGGTGTTACGGTGATGTCGTCGACTCCTTCATCGAAGTAGCTAACTACTGCACCCTCTGCAACTTCCACTGCAACAGTTGGTTGAAGACGTGGGATTTTATAAGCGCCAAATCCGCCTTTGTCTTTTAGATCGTCGTTGATGTAGACAAGCTCAAGAATGTTCTTGATATTCTCTACGGCAGCACTATATAGTGTAGTGCTAAGCATGGTCGTGTATGCACCACTTGCAGTTGAGGTTGTGATGTCTTCTTTGAACTTGACACCATATCCTTCAGCAAGGCGGATTGCATTTCGCGCCCACGTTTCTGTTTTAGCTTTGCGCTGAATCCCTTCACACAGCTTCTTACCAACTTCTTCAGTTAGTGCAGTGCCGTGTTCGGAATACTTCATTTGCGAAAGCTTTTCTACTTTGAATTTTCTCATGTTTGCTTTCCTCCTAACCCCGGATCAGATGCTTTGCAGCTTCACCGAACTTTGTGTGGATTCCGTTTTCAGCACTCTCCACAAATGCACTCCTTAGTATCGCACTTTCAGACTGCGGAGCGAGAGGCTGTTCTTCATCGCTTTCATCAAGTTCGTCTCCGAACTGTGATTTGAATTTCTCCTCGAGTTCGTCGATCTGATTCTTAAGAGCTTCAACGACATCAACAACTTTGCCCATGTCATCTTCCATCTCTCGGAATCGTTCTGTAATTACGGGTTCCTCTTCGTCTTGCTCAGTCAAAGGTTCTTCCTCTGCGCCATCTTGCTCTTTGTATCGAGCCTTCTCGCGTAGTCGTTTCCCATTACGAACTCTCTCTTTGAGCTTACGCACTCGGCGTAGCCTTTCCATCAACTCTCCTTCCTCTTCTTCGAGTTCCTCAGCGAGTTCTTCCTCATCCATATTTTCGGATTGGATTTCCTCTGTGTTCTGCGGTGTCTCGTCGCCTATGTTGTCTCCACCATCGGCTGGAATCGAGTTGTTACTTTTAGGATCAGTTTGAGTATCTACTTCGGCTTCATTTTCTTGCATCCGGGACTCCTCGTCTTCGCCTTCTTGCTCTTCGAGTTCTTCTTCGTCCTCTAAAGCCTCTTGTTGCTTGCCGTCCTGGATCTCTCCGTGGTCCTGGCTTGCATCAGGAGTGAGCGGCGTAGTCGGGGTTCCGTCGGCACTACTTGAAGCAGTAGCAGAGACGTCCTGATCCGCTTCGTTTTCACGGTATCTCTTTTTTGCCATACTTTCTTCCTCCACCTTATGCATCCTCGAGAGCCGCTCGTGCTCTCGCAAGATTGTGATGAGTTGTTCTTTTGTCTTACTCATTGGGTCACCTCTCGCAAGATTCTTGCTACGTCATCTTCCCCAAGCGTCCGAATGAATGATTCGGCCATGATCTCAGAACTTACGTACTGAAGATCCTCGAGCGAGCGGGAAAGCAGCTCTTCTACAATAACAGCTGCTGCCGATAGTTTAGCGTCTTCAATGCTAGGATATGCCTGTTTGAGTAATGGGAATAGCTTTTCAGCTCCTTCACTGCGCAGATCACCTGGCATCAACGGTCCACCAATCGCGCCGTCTGCTGTGCTCGTTGTCGCATCATGACGAAGACTAAGCGCCTCCGCGAATGCTGCGGTTGTATCAAGAAATCCTGGAGCGGGAACAATTGACCCTTCAATGATGTCGCTTACATAAGCTTCAGTAAATGAGAGTCCTGATTCTTGATTGAATCTCTCTTCAACTCTACCACCGATCAATTGTATTGAAACATGTCGAAGATCTCCTCTTTCGAGCTTTCTGATCATATCGCGTTCATGCGGATCAATATCTGCTTCGTAATGCCATCCAACTCCATCACAATATGAATTGATAAAGTGACCAACTGGTAGCGAAGTATCTTCGACTTTGTGATTGTACATAACTGGACGTCCAATCAAATCCTTGTGTTTTTCACGCACACTTGCCTCATTATAGAGTACATTGTTTCGTGAGATTTTGTTAAATGGGAGCATAAGACCTTTGAGGATATATTTAGTCTTACCAGTATGCGGATCGATCTTCTCTGCGAACTGAAAAGTACCTTGTCCTGGTACCCACACTTCTTTCATTAGCTGGGCGGTCTTCATTTGTTATCGTTCTCTAGTTCGTCTATCCTGTCGAGCATTTTATCTTTAGTCCAGCTCATTGGAAACTCTTCGTCATATACATCAGCTGCATATTCAACGAGTTCCGCCTTTGACATATCCTCTAGATAAAATTCTTCGTCCTCTACGTCTTCTGTGATTGGCTCTGGTTCTGGTTCTGGCTCAGAAACTTGCTCTCTTGCAAGCCATTTTCTCTGTCGACGTGTTAATTGTTCGTTTGCCATTAGTATTGATGTGTGTTCGCGTCTATTTAAAAATATTCATGACTTGAACATCTCCTCCATGATTGATATTTTTTCTCGCATGATAAGTTTTTGTCGAATTCTCTCTTTCTCAGCAGGCCATTTTCCAGTGATCTTCTTATGAATCACAGCGCAATACGCTTCTGGTGAATTCTTGTCAGAGTTCTTTGACATGCAGTCATCGAAATCTTTATAGTCTCCGAATGGCATTAGTCCCAGCCTCCTTCGAGATACACAGGAATGCTTCGATACCCAAGATGCTTGAGAGCAGCAACCCTATGATTTCCTTCTTCAATCTTATTCGTGCGAACATTATATAACGGCACAGACCTAAGCTTTTTGCCGCTGTTGATCAAGTCAATTATTCCTTGAATCGATTTTCCAAATGAGCCCAGCACATTTCCAGCTCTTCTAGCTGCAAAGTTGATGTCAATGAAAAATACTCCAAGAGTCGGATCTACTTGTTGTGCAGCAAATAGCTTACCGCTTGACTTATCAGAGGAGAGTGCTTTGAATACAGGACTCTTCCATTCAGCAGAAGTCAATCGTTCGTCTATAAGCTTCGCAGCAAAGTCTACATTCTTGATCGGAACCATTGCACTTGCATTCAATTTATGAATTAAAGCCTTTGCCTCTGCTACACTCTCATGAAGAAGTAGCAATTTCTCGGTGTATCTCATTTTTCGACGTATTTCAGTAGTAGTGTGTAGTACTTCGGGTTCTCTTCGAGATGATCGATTGCAATGCGAGCAGCATCCATTGGATCTTTTGTGTGCTCGAACTCGATCGGAAGTCCCAAGTGGAATTCCTCCATAGGGAATCCTCCGAAATCGCCCTGAGGCTTCTCTTCGTTCCCGTATATGTCTTCTTTCAATTTGGTGAGCTTCTCTGTGTACTTGAATGATTCGACTTGACCTTTCTCCCACTTCCTGAACCAATTATATAGCTCCTGTGCTACGGAGCGTGAGATGTCGTATGAAACCATGAATTCTTTCACATCATATTCTCTACGGTCTTCAAGCAAGTCTTCCTTCTTGAACATCTTGATCAATGAAGTTGCCTGTGAAGACAACTCTCTAAACGATTCATTCAATTTTCTAGAACCAAACTCAGCCTTCATGATATCCATAATCATCGTCTCCTTGTCAGATTTTGAATAAATCTTAAAGTTACGTTGAGCAATCTGATATAGTTCGTTTGGAGTTTTCTGCTTCAAAGCTTTATACCTAGATTCTACTTCAGGTCTCCATGCTTCCTTATGTAGGGATTCTAATTTCTCTGTGTATTTCATTATGCGTTCCTCGCGAACATGTACAAGAACTCGAGCACTTCTGCACGTTCGAATCCTTCATCCATGAGTTCTTTCTTGATTCCTTTCGCTGCACGTTTGAATGCGGTCATGTCAGAAATCTTTGCTAGACCGCCCATACGGTCAATTGCATCTCGACTGAGAGCTTCAGTGTGTAGTGTGTTTAGCTTCTCTGTGTATCTCATTTGATTACCTCAAATTAAGAAGATCTTTCAAAGCCTTCCTATCTTCACCAACAGATCCTTTTGCTAGAGCGACTGAAACTTGCTCTCTAGGAAATGTGTCGTTAATGCGATCGATTGCTTTGACTGTTCCAGCTACATTACCTGCTCTAGCAAGTACTTGAACTTTCTTCCAATCAGCAATGTCTTTTCTCTTCATTGCTTGATAGTCTGGATCATCCTTCTCATCACGGATCTCTTTTTCACCAGACTTGACTAAAGCATCAATTCGTGAAGCTTGCTTCTTGAGTAGAGCGGGCATGTTTACTGCTTCTCGTTGTGAACCGTAAGTCTTATCTTTATACCCATCTCGATCTTGAGCAAAATCTTTACCTGCAGCTTGCTCTGTTTCAGGATCTGGATCGACCTCGCCACCTAAGACGCGTTCAGAAAGTTTTCTGATTCTTTCTTGAAGCTCGGCGTAGTCTGCTCCAGCAGCATTGTTAGCGAGTTTTGGATATCCAAGCTTCTTGTAAATAGCATTCTGTTCATCAGTACCAAGAGCATTCCAATGTTGACCGTACATCTTCCAAGCCATCTCATTTACTTCGTCGTCGCTTGGACCATTTGAAACTGATTCATTATTCTCAGGTGCTGGGATAGTATCTTCAAGTTCTTCACTCGTCTCGTCGCCGAGCTCGATTTGTTCGCCAAGTTGCATCTTATCAGAAATTCTCAGAGCTTTCTTGAAATCGCTATCTTTATTGAAAGCAAATGATCGTGTACCACGTGTGTACTCAATCTTTGCTTTGCTCAGACGATCTTCAAACTCATCCGCTTCCTTATCAGAAGGCATTATAATTGAGTTGAATTCTTTGAATGATTCTTTCTTGATCTCCTTTGGATCCATTTCGTCAGTTGAGAATTTTGTACCGTCCCATTTGACGATCGGTTTACCACCACGTACGTCAACGACAGTTCCTGAGATCTTGCCCCATGACTTCGTACGTCCTTGGCCAGAAGTTGAAACTTTATCGCCTTTCTTGAATGATTCAGAATAATCACCCATTACTAGATTGCGAATTTCAAAATCAGATGGATCACCTGGTTCAAACATCTTCTTGTTCCCGATCACGACTTTATTACTACCTTTCTGCACAATCAGTGCGTATCCAGCATTTGTGGATACAGAACGTGTTTTGAAACCTGCTGATTTCAAAGGTTTATCCATATCGAATAAACCAGAAGCAGATTTCATGATATCGATAACCTTATGCTTATCTGCAGTACTCATCGCTTCACTTCTCTTTGAATCTTTGTTAGAAATAAAAGAACGATATGCTCTGATCGCTGATGCAGCAATCTCATAAGCCTGATCCAGTGTCAATCCTTCTTCGTCTTCCTGTAGCATGTACGCAATCTCTTGAATACGTGGTTCATCGAATCCTTTCTTGACTCGATTCAGAATGTGTTTGTGTGCCTTCTTAACGAGATCAGCTTTGTCATCACCGTCAAGAACACTTTCTTTGTACAATTGTTTTATTCGTTGACTAGTGTTCATATGTTCCCTCGAATGTTTTTTGACGAAAGCGTCGAGCCGTCTCTTGACCTCGGATGCACCCATGCCGAACAGTTGACCAACGATCGCTATATCAATCGTTTCAAGACCTCCAGAAGCAAGTGCTTTCTTAAAATACTCTTCTGGAGAGGAAAACTGTTCTTTGCGCTTTGTCATATCAAGTTGTTTAGAGACATCCGTATATTTAAAAATATACATTTCACTCCTTGCGTTTAACACGCTTGTAAAAGATCGCTCTCGGACTGCTCCCAGCCGGCTTCACGCCTTGCCTTTCGACAATAAACTTCGCTTTCTTCATCCAGCGAATGAGATGCCAAGACTCAGAATTCGAGAGACCAAACTCTTCAGCAATCTGTTGTCTACTCTTTGATCGTTCTAAGAACTCGAGTACTTCATTGATCGAATACTTACTTTTCTTCTCCAACAGCAGCACCCCAGATCTCTATTCCTTTCGTGTTGTTATCACGATTGGTCCGGAGCTGCTTTTCCAATGCGACGAATTGGTCTTCTAGTGCTTTCTTGCTATTGGCTCTAAACGTCTCTATGTTATTGAGCCACTCTTGCTTCTTTTTGCATTCTTCCTTCCAGTTCGTCCAGACTTCATCTTTCGTGAGTGTAAGATCTTTGAGCACTTGCTCTTTCATACGATCAACTTGGTTGTCCGCTTCTTCGTATGCATTCTCTTTAGATTCGTCCAATCCATCGAGTACGTGGTTGATGTCTTCTAGCTCCTTCTTGAAACTAGCTACAATGCCTTTGGCATTCTCTTCATAATATTCTTGCTCAACGAAGAGCTTGTAGATCTTCTGATCTCCACGTGTCTCTGGAATGACTTCTCGTCTTGTCTCCTTTACGTTTTCGATTTCCATTATTTCTTCCCTACTCTATATACATAGAATGCAAACCAGATTGTGAGCAGAATCATTATGAATCCTGCAAACCAGTTGTACATCATGAACATATATCTGATGCAAGTGTAAAACGCAAACGCTAAGATGAGGAACGCAACAACTGCTTCAACCATCTCTTGCTTCATATGCGAATCACTTCTTGTTTGAATGTTGATTTTTATCTTGTCTGTCATCTTACTGTGGATCTAGCATTGCAGTACAACGACAATTGATTGCTACCCCTGGGAAACTATCGTCCGTGAGTGGAGCTTTCCCCTGCAGAGCGTCTGCGATCTTATACGACTTCATATGTCTCTTTGCATGAAGTGGACGTACTCTGTTATCGTTCATCGTCACCCAGATGAACTTCTCGAATCCTTGCTCTTGCCATTTCAAGAGACGTAGTAAGTTCGTTGACTTTCCTATCTCAGTCCGAATGATCCTTTGCACTTCCCAGTCTTGCGGATTCTCTTTGCGTTTATACTTGTCAATGACTTCTTTCACTTGCTTCTTGATCTCAGCGTGTGACAGTCCTCGTACAACTCCATCCAGAATCAGCCTGCGAACATCTTGTACTTTCTTCTTGTTGTATTGTTTAAGTTGTGCGTCAAAGTTCTTCTGTAGCATTGCTGCTTTATCCATGAGTGCTTTTGATAGCTTCTTGTCGACCTTCTTGTCAACCTTCGTGTCTAGAGCTCCGGTTCCTTCATGAACGTTATCAAGAACTTTTGCAAATACATCAGTCGCAATACTAGAAACCTTCTTATCAAATCCTTGCATCGTCTTCTCAAGCGAATCAACTGATTTTGAAGAGGCAAATGCTTCTGACGTCTTTCGTTTCTTCTTGTCAAATTGCTTAAAGAACGAATCAACTGAATCAACAAGTGCTGAGTCTACTTGCTCAAATGCTTCATCAGCGAGATCATCTTCGGCGCTTCGTAGTTCGGGTGTTGCGCCCTCCCGAAAACCTTCTGGGGATTGAAGTAGTTGAGGTGGTTCAGCGTCTGGAATGCTTACACCTGGAAACGCGTCCATATTACCATACGTCTGTTGGACGTCTTTAGCAAATTGATTTCCAGAGTCGGATGGTAGTGCTTCTAGTCCAACGAGCTCTCTGTATTCGTTGACTGTGATGATGTTTCTATCAAACAGATCTCCAGCGAATTGTAGTTTCTCGCTCTTACTATCGAAATCGATCTCTCCGAACTTGAACGTCGCATCCTTTGCTAGCCAAGTATATTCTTTTCTGAGCTCATCAATGATTGCTTTATCTAAGAATGCAACGAGCTCTTCTCGCATTGACTCAAGTCTATATTCAAAGACTACTCTGACTTCTTCAGATGTAGCTCGATTGATGTCAGAGTTCCATGGAGTCAAGTAATTCGGTACAAGACCTGATGTGACATCTCTTCGAAGCCAATCAACAGGAGCGCTCATGTCATCGTACTCTCCAACATTAGATAGCGAGTTGATCTCGTGTGGTTTGTTGAGAATGATGTGCTCGCTATCCCGTTTTGCATCGAAATCACTTCGGAGCGTCTCTATATCTTCGACTGTTGCCGGATTTTCTGCATCTCCTACACTTATGATCTTAGCGTTGAGAGCACGATAGCGAGCAATTATGGACCAGTTCTTGACGATCTCCTTAATAATGTCTGTGTCGTCTATAACTGACATGAGGAAAGAACGGCCGTAGATCATATCTCGGCTCCACCCCCACTTAAAGTGGGATATCTTCGCTTTGTCAATCGGTATTCCATACACCGATCTGCGGAACACTACGCTACTAGCGAGTACGTAGTTAATGAACCAAAACTTTGGATGCATTTGCGTCATCTCTCCGAAGAGATTTGAGAATGGATATGTTTTTAGTTCAGTTGGTACTTCATATATCCACCATTTATCGTGTTCATCTGATGCAAGATTTCTAAAGACTCTTGCTGAGTCTGTGATTGTGAATACGTTGTCGAGAACGAGTGAGCCATTTGGAGTCTTGGCAAATGTATTCTCAAAATATGCGTTGCCTGTAACAAGAGCTGAGATCACGAAATTTCGAATCTCTTGATTTCCTCTATCTCTTTGCTCAAGCCATTTGTTGAGAAAGTCTTCGGTCTTCTTGTCGCTTGACTCAATAGAAATATCGTTGCCTACGACAAAGAGCGCTAGTTGGTCGATGCCACTGTTGACTTGTGGTCTTGTAAGATACGCTTGTGTTGCAAGCTCCATCTCTTCATGTGGTGTGCGTGCTACGTTTTCATCGAAGAGTCCAGTGCCGAACCGTAATGCACCTAGCTTTGTAATGAATTGCTTAGCCGTAAAAAGTTCAGTAAATTTCATCGTTTACTACCTCCAAGATTCTTCGATATCATAAGGAGCTGTGCTAGTATTTGCTCCCAGAGGAAGTATCCTGCAAAGCCTGTGATAAGTGAAAACCAAAATGGTCTTTGTCCGAGCGCATAAAACACAACTGCAAGACAAAGCGATATAAACGGAATCTCAAAGAGCGGTGCGAGAGCTTGTATTGTAGCAAGGAATTTCCTTCCTTTGACGCGAGCGCGAGCACGTTGCATAGTGATCCAATTGGAAAACTTCTTCCAGAGATATTTTACTTTCGCTAAGAACATAGTTGGTATTGACATGTATATGTTTATAATTTTTGCTCTCATCGCTTTTGCCGCTTCAACCACTTGATCTTCTCTGATAAATCCATTTCTCTATGCTTTCCAAACGATTCTTTTGGCGCTGACGGATCAGATAAAGCTGCGGATTGTGTTTTTGTAGCGAGTGGTGTTGCTACGATCGTTTTGTATGAATACGGCATCAAAGCTAGCGCATTCGAGAAGATGATATCGCCGTGTCCTGTATCATCTGCTGAGACTTTGAACGTGTAATCCATCATAGTCATGTGATGCAATTGTAATTCGTCGGCCAGCAGCGTGACTGCATCTCCTTCGAGTAAGCTCTTTAGATTGACAAGCATATACTCTCGAATGTTTGCCTTCCTCTTTGCTTCTCCAGTTCTGATTCTAGTCGAAAAGTTGATTCCTTCAACGATTCCAGGATTCGTTCGCTTTGCAAACTCATAGAGTCCGAGACCTAATCCAGTCTGATCGATGCGCATCCTCACCATCGATGGAAATGCTTTGATCACTCGATCTAAGATCTTCTTTTGCGCTGGCAGATCAGTCTTCCTGATAGCTATGAGTGCTCGTTGAATGTATTCTTTCCGAATCGTACTATCTTCTAGTTCAATTGAGAACTCTTCGAACACACTGATTGCTGTGAAGTGAGTCGTTCGCGCTACATCTACTCCGCAATATATTGGGTTAGGTGTTTCGTACGTCCACGTATCTGAGATCGCTATCTTGTCGCCAAAGTTTACCAAGTCTGGATCTTCTGTTCTCTTGATAAGCGAGTGTGGAAAGAACGAAATGCTATCGTCAAGGAAGTCACACATGTACTCTTGTTTAAATATCACTGGATCTCGCATGCGCTTACTCTCTAACGCTTTCTTTGAGATCCATGGTGCAATCGGTACAACGTCTTGTTCTAAGATCGACTTTTCTGGATTGAACTTGCGCTCGTCAAACACTGGATACCGAAAGAATTCAAAGGAATGATGATTCTGAGTGAGCCTGAAGAAGTTGTTGTGTCTTCCATTCGCTGTGCTTCCTATAATAATCTGTCCGATGCCACTCTGCATTGTATCTTGGACTGCAGCGAGTAGCTCTCTATCATGTTGCTGAAACGCATACTCGTCAATCAGCCCACGAATCAATCTTCTACCTCTTACTGAGTCAGCAGCATTTCCAGATGGATACGCTCTGATGATTGTCTTTGTATCGTTGAAGACGATCTCAGTCTCCTTGACTTCGATTGACGATTTGTTCGGAAGCTTCGAATGATGCACAAGCCATGCTATCATCTTCAGAATATCTTTTGCGTTACGATAGCGCTGTGCAATGACTGGGATAAGTTGATCTTTGTACGTAAGAGCTGATACGATCAACTCGATTGAGAATGATGTTGTGAATGAGATACCTCTTGCTTTTACAACGAGAATATCTTTTGCATCTTCGTCTTTGATGTTCAAGCTAGCAGAGTGCCACTCCTTCTGATAGTCAGTCATATGATACGGTATCGGTTGACCAACTGGATCTTGTACTTGGAAGAGTTCTTCGAGTAGAGCGCAATAGTCTAACTCGACTCGAGTGAATTCTTTCTTCGTTTGATACCAAGAACGAGTAGTTCCTTGAGGTCTTCCTTTCGCTCTAACAATCATACTTTTCTACCACATAATCGACAGATGCCGCAAGCACACATGATCTGCACCCTCCCACGACATCTACACTTTCCTTCTCTTGTTGGCTCACACAACTAAATCACATCACTTCCTTCGTGCCATTGCACACGAGTCACTCCATCAGAACAATTCTCTAGAAAGCACAAACATGATGTCATGTGCTCATATGATCTGTTCGTTGTCATGTTAATCACAGTCGAATAGTTTGCACGCCACTCCCACTGATTACAAGATCTAAACTCATACTCTGAAAAACATGCATCTCTGCAAGCGTTCTCTGAATTGGGCGTGTTGTCTATTGTACACGGACATGTGCATCCTGTCATCAGTGCTGCAAGCAAAAACAGCATCGTTGGTCTATATCTCATTGCGTCATCTCCTATCGAACTTGAGGTACTAACTCTTCTCGATCGCTACCTTCTCTTCGTACCACGAGAAATCGTGGGAATTCGTCAACCTTCACACCTTGAATCTCTTCATGACTTTCAGGGATTCCTTTGACAATGCAAATGATCCCTTCATTCGTGTGCTCAGCTGACACAATCTCTGGATACGCCTTCGTAAAGAACGTGGCCAGAGCACGTTGTGTTATGATGACTTCTCTCTCATCATGTGCTTTGGGTTTTCGTCTTCTCATGTCTCACCTCTGGTATTTTATTCACCGTCGCATCAATGACGTCAGGATTCTTAATACGCGAGAGAATGTCTGCGAAGCTTAGCTCTCCTTCGACCTTGAACGACATCTTCTCTCTTGTGATTTCCTCAAGCGCTTTCAATCCTTCGATCACAGTCTTAGAAAACTCTGATCTCGCTTTCAATGACGGGTGAACGTCAAGAGCTCCTCTCTGCATGATCAGAAGAGCGTCGTGCGTAGCTGACTCGTCAAATCGCTGCACGATCAGAAACTGTTGAATCAACTCTCTAGCTATGATTGTAACTCGCGGGTCAGAAAAATCATACCTGGTTGACAACTGAGATACTAATTTGTACACAGAGTCTTTCTCATATGGACAGTGCGTGATGCCTTGCTCTTTTGCTTCACGCTCTATAATATCAATAGCTCGCTCTCGTAGCTTATATGGAAAGTGATGTCCTGCTCTCGTAGCATCGAGCATCTCTTTCAGATCCATCAGCTCTTTCCAATCATCTGGATACTGATGTTCAATATTCTCTTGAATATCAGCTATTTTCTTAGAAAGATGCGGGCATGTGATGATATGTTCTCTCGTGATCCGAGGCAGATGAATCGAAATCTGAGAGAGTGCAAATTCAGTTACCGAACTAGGTTGACGGACAGCAGGAAGCGTAAGCATATCATATACAGCTATCTACGTATATAAAAAACTTTCCTCACTCTACTTTGTAGTGCGTTACTCTCTGTGGAGTCCAGTACACGTAGTCATATACTCCAGGAAACGCCTTCTCACATCTGTTAAACTGCTGTTTGGCTTTAGCCCACGCGCTCTTCGTGTCATTACTCTTGATTTCGTAGTAGATCATACGTCTTCCTTTGCCATGGCCTCTATACACAGCGATATCTAACTCTCCTTGATACCGCCCACCATACAACACTCGCTTCTCAACTATCTCAGCCCAAGACTTCTGACTCAATCGCTCTGCGAGCTCATCAAGATAACTTGCGTGCACTCCGCTGAATCTTTTCTTAGGTGCCGTAGTTCGTCCACGCTTGGATTTCTTCTTCCGTCCTTTCTTTCCCATGTACCTTTCTGGATACCCAGATCAATTGCTCGAATGCTGTTAAATATGCTAGTGCTTCTGCGTGTTCTTCTGGTCGTCCGTCATCCCTCCAATCTCTGTAGGCTTCGATTAATGCATCGATACATACGATCTCCCAAGGTCTAGTTCTAATCGTCTTAGGCTTTACGCACCTAACAACATAACTATAGAGATCGTACCTCTTCTCCACAGGTAGCTCAAATACATGCTCAGCAACCTGTGCAGCATAACATTTATCAGAAGTCGTCATTTTATGAAGAGATAGGACTCTTCAGCTTATTTAAAAATACTCATAGGGTTTAACCATTTCGTATTTCCTCCACTGCTTGTCGCAGCGTCTTACCGCAAGTGCCTACGTACTGTACGCCATCTTTCCAATGTGCATACTTCGTAACACCTTCGATTATCGCATCTTTGAGTTCCTCATCAGAATGAGTTCTCTTGTCTAACTTGTGATGACGTACTAACGTATGATAACTCTCTTGCAACTCAATGTACTCGACACAGTTCTCTAGCTTGTGTCCGTGTTCGTCTGTGAATCCGTACTTCTCTAAATCTTCAAATGTCATCGTTCTTCCTTCCAGCTGTGTCCTGAATCGGCACATATGTCTCGCTCATGATACTACCTCAAAGATCTGCACTGGTCCTGCAATGTTATCGGCATAATTACAATGCCCGCAGGCCGGACAAGCCCACGCAACACGTTCAGTATTCAAGACAACTGTGCCTTTTGGATCGAACAACTTCTCACAGTTCTGACACTGCATCTTCACTTCAGTCATCTTGTCTCTCTGTGATCGCAATCTGAAGGTTGAGCTTCTTGTGCTTGTTATTAAATACACCGAGTGCTTCTTTCACTTCAATCAGAAGCGTTCGCATCGCTTCTAACTCTCCTCGATCATCAGTCGTATCTTCTTCTTCGATCACGATTGACCTTTGCTCGTCATCTTTAATCTGTAGCACGTATCCGTTGCTCATTCTTTCAACTTCTACTTTCATCTGAGTTCACCTCTGGTGCACAGCGTGAACATTTGCATGCTGAGTATCTTGATAGCTCTTCTCTGACTTTTACATAATCAGAGAACGCTGTTGCAAAGGCAAACACCTTCGCTCGTAACTCTGTATCAGCTCCTGAGAAGATCTTATCAATCGTGTCTGTCCAAGTATCACTCGTAAGCAATAGCATGAACACGTCTTTCTTGATTCCAAAGAACTCCTCCTGAGTCATTCCGTAGTGAGCGTGCACGCTAGAATCATGCTCTCGCTCCTCTGCTCCAATCATTCCTATGATTCCTTCAATCATTTGCTTTCTCCTCATGTTCTAGAAACCGCATGTATTGCTCGAGCTCTAATAGAAAGTCTCTCGATTCATTTCGAACCTTGTATCTATTCGCTGGGCAATGAGCAAGTCCCTTCTTCAGCTCCTCTGCCGTGTATATGCAGAGCTCTCTAATCCTCTGCTTCTCTCTAGTTTCAAGAGGCGATTTCATAACATCATGGCACAATAGATGTATATAATATTTCCTCTATACTGTCTCTGTCACAATCTGACTTTCAAGTGCTGTAGTGTCGAATCCGTATTGCTCACAACGTTCGAGTACTCGAGACTTGATGAGTTCAAAGTCACGTTGGCTCGGTCGCCAGCCATTCCAATTGTCAGCAACCGCTTTATGATCAGCTTGACTAAGATGCTCCCAGAATAACCATCGATTTGTTTGTCGACCACGTCGCTCGCATTCGTCGCAGACGATATTCCATCTCTGAATCAAATACATCAGCTTATCTTTGAAGAAATTGATGTGACCTTTATTCAATGTGAATCGAGTCGGAGCGTATCCTTTCGGATAAGGCGATTTCTTGACATGGCCGAGCAATTTCAAGATCTCATTGTACTCTGCACCTAGATGTTTATCGTGAAGATGTCTCGGATTGATTCCAACATTTATTCTAACCATATACTACAATTCCAATAGAACTATATAATATTTTCCTCTCCAATCGAGCGTCAAGATTCAAGTAAGTTCTGAAATTCTTAGTGTGATTACTGCAAGGTAAAAACCGCTAAATTATTTTTGCGTAGAGAGGAGGGTTACTTACCTTCTTACCTTATATAAAGATGTGACAATTTAATTTTTGTATGTGCCACAATATGGCACAATATTAAAAAGACTAGCCTTGCGTATAAGCCTCCTCTATAGCAGAATCGAGCGGTCGGTTTTTACCTTGCAGTAATCACACTAAGACCGCTCGAGATATATAAAGAATCAAGCTGTAGCGAGATCCAAATGATTGAAAGCAAACAATATAAATATCTATAGGTATCTTACAATATGGTCATTCTAAACAAGCCTATTAAAGCGTCGCTGAATGCATATCCAACCAAGCTAGGTGGCGTCTTCTCGATGGATCCATATATCAAATCGAAATGGGCTAAGCAATTACTGATCGCCTTGACCGAAGCGTTAGGTAATGATGCTGATTTAACTAAGCTGATGCAAATGATCTCTGAGAAACGAGACGATGTATTCTTTACTCGAGTCGTTGAAATCATGAATGCTCACGAGTCTACACTCTACCGAAAGAGGATGTATCAATATATGGTGTCGCACCTAGTCATGCATCATAGCGCAAAAGAAGGGGAGCCAAAGACTACGACAGATTTCAGCAACCAGATTCCAACTAATCTCTACACATCGATGAGTAAGATGAATCTCAAGCAAGTACTCTTTCTCGAAGCGATCTTTGACAATGATACTGATTCTTCGATTTTCATCAAGCATATGTCAAGAAGTCGTGGTACATTATTCGGAAAACATAAGCGTAGTAAGCGAATTTCCTGGGAAGGAGCGAAGATCATCTCAGAGATTAATGCAATCAGAAAGTATGCAAGACGGTGGCCATTCTTCACTGACATTCAGAAAGTAAGTTGGTAGTAGAAGGAAATTTTATATAATTCATAAAGGCTACTACTTTTATTCCACCACCTCACAAAGGAATGGAGAGCCGTCAACAATGCAAGAAAACACTACTGAGCCCTTACCTGTGTTTGAATTCTCAAGTGATTTAATGTCGGACTTCACGAACTATCTGAAGAAGACGAAAGACTTCGCGCACTTGAGTGATGCAGAGATTCGTCGACTGTTTGAGCAATACAGCACAGGCATGGAAGTTGACAAGTCGTTTACCCAACTCTATGCAATCTTCATGGAACATAAATTTGAGTCAGAGAGTTTCAAAACCTTCATTCGTCAGGAGAGTATCGTGCTTACGCCTGACATCTTACCACTCATTGAACCGAATACGGTTCTGAGACAATTGGAGGAGCACGGCAAACCTATATGGCAATTCGCTCATAGAGATGGTGGAATATCTTCTAACGACGATGGTGCTGCGCTCCTCCAATGTTCTACTGCACAAACATTCATCTTGAATATTCAAGAGAAATCAAAGCATCAACACAGAACGCATGCAGATTATCACTGCTTCGCATGCAAGCAAAATTACACGAAACGAGTGTCAGAATTAGAAAACGAGTATGGATTCAAAGAGCCATGTCCTAATTATAAGTCAGATGGTAAGACTAGATGCTCGGGGAAGAATAGACCAGTATCAGGGGGAGACGGGAGATTCGTCTCGTGTATTGCGGGAGATGCGTTTATCTTCATAGAAGATGAGTATGGCCACTTACAACAGAGACGAGTGTACTTCACAAGTTTCGATCTAGATATTAAAGAAGGTCCGCAATGGGTGACAGGAGTGATGACTACACCAGCAAATTCGAAAGAGCCTGTTGTGTATGTAATGGCAAGTGAAGAGATGGAGACGGCCGCGATTCCTGAATTGGTTCATGCAAAAACACTTCCGGAGGCGCGAGTTGCTGTAGAAGACTTCATCGCGAAGGAAGCGCATATCAAGTTTGATAACGCAAAGCTGATCATAGAACTTATGATCTTACAAGCAATCGCATACCACCTCTTCAATAATAAGCAGGTGAACATGCTTCTGGTTGGACCACAAGATCTTGGAAAGACGTTCATCCCGACTTATATGGCTCCTGTATTATATCGTCCATTCATGTGGACGTCGTATGATTCTGTATCTGTGCCTGCTCTACGTGGTTCATCGATGAAAATGTACATCAACGGTAAAGAACAAACGATGAGAAGCGAAGGTCACCTCGCTGTTAAAAAATGCATATTTATAGACGAGATCCTCAAGCAAGAAGGTGGCAGGGGAGGCGTCAAGACTAACAAATTACTCGAAGACTTCAAGCAATATCTTCTAGAAGACAATGTGACTAACAATAAAGTAGGAGGCAGCGGAAGCAGCCCGAAGAATGCAGTTGTTATTGGAGCAGGAAATTTCTCGACTCGACATCATAGAGATTATAAGACGAAGATCAAGAAGAGATATGATACGATGATGGGCAGTCCGAATCTGCATGAGTTCGCAACGAAGCAGCAGTTCGATGAATCGTTAGATTACTTTGGTGATTTAGAAGAGTACGCGGGAATCAATCCCTTCATGAAGAAAGCGGTGGAGGAAACGAGAATGAGCTACGGAGAAGAACACTGGATGTTTGGATTAAGCACTCCTGAGTTAAAGAGATTCCCGCTAAAGATCGTCGTCCGTCCAGTGATGGTAGATCCACGTCCAGCAGCAATCACATTATTCAACTCGCACAATGACGTTCCGAAGAAATCGTTTGAGATTGAACGAAAGCTGACAACACATTCCTTCGTTGAGTATGTGCAAAAGTTGCAGAAGCATACAATCGAAGATCCAGAGTTGATCAAGACGATCGAGTATGTAAATAGAACAGTAGCGAATAATCCGTCATCTGTCTACTCTGATGAGATTGATACGACGGCAACGAACATCATCTTTCTCATGACGAAATCATTTATGTATGCAAACTACAAGTCAGTCTTGGATGACGAGACTAGATTATTCGTTAGGCAGTTGCTCACGCTTATGCGTAAAGCGGTGCTGCCGATCACTATCAACTATTCATTTGGAGAAATATGGCTCAAATCAAAAGTCACGCTTCCCAAGGAGGGAAAGGAATGAAAGGAAATTATTTGGTAAGTATATGGGTTGAAGAACTCAGTAAGGAGCTTGGCCCACTTAACGAGATCAAGGATCTGAAATTTGTGAAAGACTCTGCGCTCTATACCTGCGATAGCTTTGAGTTCGTAGCAAACGGTATGATCAAATTCAACAATCTCATTGAAGAGAAGAAAGACGGTGGTACTTTTATTGAGAAGTGGGTACAAGCTTCTGCTGTAATTTTCATCGTCGGACAGGGCGTACATAAGAATCAGAAGACGCTCTTCAAAGAAGCGCACAATGTATTGCTCTCAGAAGTATCAACCGCATCAATGTTAAACACAAGCACGGAGGGAACGCAATGAGCTACGAGATTTTATTCAAAGACGAACCAGGTGTAGTCACGTACATCGTTGAGACGTTCGAGCTGACTGGTCAATTGATCAAGCTCAACAATGCAACAGATGTCAGTACAGACGAGAATGTTAAACGTATCTGGCTACCGCAAGCAGACGTACTACAGATCAAGGAAATATGAACGACGTAACACCAACGTGGCTTTTCAATAACCTTTTCAGTAGAGAAGCAGGTGCAGTTGAGATCACGTTTAGAGATTTGGACTGGGAGCCGGTGAAGAAGATTGCGCAAGCCATATCTACTATCACTGGAAACGAAGTGAGTAGCTTCGGAAAGAGCATCTTCATAGAATTCGCTGAAGACTATGAATGCTTGATTCGCGTTATCGCACGCACAAGATTGAAGAGCAATGTCTACGTTGGTGTCAACCCAAGAAAAAAGATCTGGCTGCTTTCTAAATCAGGGAAGAGCTATCAAAGCTATCGTGGTACGAATAGTGCTGTCTCCGCGTTCAATTCAGTCTTTATAGATATTGATTGCGATAGGGAAGACGAGAAGAAAGCTGCTACAGACGATGAAATTGCTGCAGCTAAAGCAGTAGCTGATGATGTAGATAAAGTGATGGCAGAGGTCTTTGGATTACGATATCGAATCCGAGCGTTTTCTGGAAATGGATTTCAAGTGTTCTATCCCTTGAATACAGTGGTGTTCTCCCCTGGTGTGCCATATGAAAAGCTCGGCGATGAAATCGTGTATACAGAGACAGAAGAGTTTGCACTATTCAAGAATGTAGCAAAGTATGCTGTAGCTCCCGCGCTTCGTGGTGTAGCTCAAGGTAGAGCGAAGATTGATCGCACATGGGATTTACGAAGAGTAGGCAGGTTACCATTCACAAGAAACTGGAAAGACCCGAGCGATCCGAGATGGTGTAAAGTTGTAGACGTGTGCACTGACCGCTCTGACGACGATGCATGGCTTAAGATGCTGCGTGTAGCAAAGACAGGCACTGAGTATAAATTACGAGGACGGAAGATCAATAAGAAAGTGTTGACTCTGAAGAGATGGAAGAAGCCGCAGGATATGTTGAAAGAACCACTTGTCCAGATCCTGTTACAAAAGCGTTTGCCTTCTGGATATCGAAATCATTATTTAGAGATGCAGCTAGCGATTCTACTACGCGATCATGAATCAACGATCGATCCAAAGAATCTAGGCAGTATCTTAGCAGACATCTCTCGAATGCAAGGTAGACCATTTGCAGCAAGCACTGACTATCTACCGAAAGATGCTGTCTTCTCAGAAGCAGTTGTGAATAAGTGGTGCATGCTTGAGAGAGAACCAATGCTCTATGAGTGGGAGAAGCCATTAGATCAAGCGAAGCTTGCCGAGTGGAAGAAGCACGCGTATAAATCTGAGGTGGAAGAAAAGTATCTAGAGGTCTGTAAGAATATACTGAATCTAGAGAGCGCACCCACTCTTGACACAGATGAGATCTTAGAGCGATTCAGGCACCCGCCGAAACCGACTGCTTTCTCTCCATTTGTCTTTGTATGCTTCGCTCGAAGCATTGTAGAGAAAGACGACTGGCCATACTGGAGAGATCATGTCTTTTGCAATTTGTATGCGGAATAATAGAAGAGAACATTTATATTATAGTATAAGGTTTAAAATTTACACAATTTGGGGTGTATCATAATGACGGACATGAATAAGAAGCGAAAGAAGAATGGAGTCTTCATCGCTATGACTAAAGAAGAGAAGCAGCGACTAAGGCACGCCGCGGGTTATGCAAAAGATCAAATTGAGCAGGGGAATGAAGAATACGCTCAATTTCGCTCGTACACGAAGATCGTGTCGATTGCACTCAATGATTTCTTTGAGAATAAGGGAAAGGAATTGTTAAAAGCGATTCCAGCCCCGGAGGAAAAAGCAAATGGAAGAAGCAAATAAGCAAGAGCAGGCTCCGACGGAGAATGCAGAGCAGAAAGAGCAACAGCAAGCAGGAACCATCTTTGACGAGATGGAAGAGATCGAGGAGAAAGCAGCAACAACCACTGCTAAGCCAGAGGATGACGACGACGATGATGACGGATATCAAGCATTGACTGCTGATATGTTTTCAGACGAAGCACCCGCTGATAAACCAAAGAGAGAGTCACTAGACGGCAAGACAGTGACGATCAAAGGAGTACGAGTTACACAAGCTCGAACTACAGATCGAGCAACTGGAAATCCTGTACCGCCGACTCAAAGCCAAAACAACCCAGCAGTCAAGTACTACAGAGGAAAGTTGGTCTTGGAATTTGATCACGAAGGTGACACATACATTGAGTATGTGCCTAACGTTAAGTTCTTCGTTGATGCAAATGGAACTGTAGCAAAAGTACCAAGAATTCCAAGAGCGGGGGAAAATGAAGTAGCAAAGCTATTTAGACTCTATGCTCAGAAGGTAAACAAAACACCTGAAGAAATCAGCGACCGTCAATTTCTTGAAGGACTTCAAGGATTGAAAGTTACGATCCGAACGAAAACTGGAAAGTTCTCTGGTCGAGATTGGATGAGAAACGACATCGTCAAGCTGGAATAAGTTGGGCTTCGGCCCGCTTTTTTCTATTCCGATGACGATCTACTGTATGTGCAGAGAACCTGAGAAGGAGATAGGTATGCGAATTTGCATGTGCTGCGGTAGACGTTTGAGAAAGGAGGAACAACGAAATGAATAAGACAATATTTGCATTTACAGTCTTCTGTGTACTACTTGCTTCTTCAGCAATGGCTGTGACAGTAGACTGTGATGGTCCTGGTTGGTTTAACACCGACGTCTGTCAGGATCATGAACTCCAAGATGAGTTCGATGAGGTAACGGGAGAGATTGATGATTTGGATAACGTCATCAATACGAACAAAGAGAAGTGGGAAAAAGATCTCGTTGGTGGCGGTGGTATGAGCTCAACAGGTATGTGGAGACATATCACAGGAGACGGTAGACTAGAACGTGTGTACGAAACTGTGATTGACTACTTGCATACGATCTTCGCAACAAAAGCAGAAGTTGAAGCTACGAACGATCGCATCGATTTGATAGAATGTAGAATGATTCACGGTATGGATTACACCAATGAAGAGCTACGCTTCTGTCAAGCACTAATGAAGTCAAAGAGATTGGATCAGCCTGTTGGTCTTGGACCATGGACTTGCGATTATCGAACAGACAATTGCATACAGGTGATACCACAATAAGGGGGGCTTCGGCCCATCTTTTTCTTTTCAGGGGAAGACAATGGGAACAGCAATAGCAAGTAAAGAAGAGATCATCGATTCATTCGAAGCCTGGCTCAAAAGCCAAGCACACTACGGAGACATCACAGCGGATACGATTGCTGATGTCTATAACGAGTTAAGCAAGAAGCATGAGTGGGAAGACTCGCTCGTACCGAAGCATGACTGGGATAAAGATTATGTACAATATAACAAACCTGACGCGAAGCTCGCCACAGTTGAAGAAATCCTCTGGGCGTTGTGGGGCGAAGCAGTGAATGCAGAAGTTCGCTTCAAAGACAAAGAGACGGGAGAATTCAGAACGGGAGATCTCGTCATTATCAAAGGTCCGAATGAACTTGGAGCTCTGTTCGGATAATGCCTCGTTTGAGCTTCAATCAAGAGAAGCAGTGGTCTGAGTGCCGCAGAAGATGGTTCTACCGAAAGGTCGCAAAGCTACCAGACAGTGGTGATAAGAGTTATGCTGTAGCAGGTAGCGCAGTACACGATGCACTTGAAGTATACTATACACTTAAACACAAACGCGTAGGCACATACGCTGAATGGGAAGCGGCGGCACTCGCTAAATTCCACGAGACATGGAAGAAAGATCCACCTCGTCTTGGTAACCAAGAATACATTGCAATGATGTATGCTGGAATGAAAGCGCGAGATGCGTTTGGAAATGAACTAGATCTCACAAGCTGTGAGCTACAAATATTCTTCTCAGACTTCCTCGGCTTCTTGGACGGGTATGATTCTTTCTATGAAGAAGACGGGCGGAAAGGTCTGATCATTGATTGGAAGACGAGTAAGCTCGGGCGGAAGGATTATGAGTATACCCAACAACTCATATCCTACGCTTGGCTTCATTACCGTAAATTCGGTTACTTACCTGCTCGCTGCACTGTCTATTACCTAAGAGATATGAGTAAGCCTCTTACTATTGTACCGACGATGGATCAGATTCGAAAGTACGAAGAGCAAGTGAAGACGAGCTCTGCACAGATTGACCACCTCATTCAATTCTCAGACGATCCAAGTAAGTTCCAAAGAGTAAGCATGACGCAAGACGCGCAGGTTTGCTTCTGGTGTCCGTACAAAGCGGAGTGCGCGAAGGCTGATTCCAATTATTCATTCACAATCAAGATCGTTGGAGACAAGATCAAGATCCTTGGTAAGCTACCTGAGAAGTTAGATCGTATGCTCGACATGAAGATGAGCTATAAGTTGAAGGATGCGTATTGGGTTGCTAAACGAGTAATGGCTAAGACGGGTAGACGGTACGATGGAGTTGTACACCTGTGGAAAAAGAACGCTTGTCCTATAGGGTATAAGGCCAAATTGTACTACATACTTTCCCAGTGGGCCCAGCATTTAGATAAGAAGCTTTCACTTACAGTTCACGACACACGCACTCCCCTTAAGCAGTTACCTTTCTTCCCTGAGAAGATTGAAGGCTTCACATTGTACGAGCATCAACAAGAAGCTGTAGATGCAGCGCTCCGTGGTAAGCTCTGCACGATACAAGTTCCGACTGGTGGTGGTAAGACGTTGATCTGTGCTGAGATCATGAGACGTCTCGGTGGTAAAGCACTATTCGTAATTGACAACAAAGATCTGCTCTGGCAGACAAAGGAAGAGTATGAGAATCTACTTGGATTTGAATGTGGAATTGTTGGAGCAGGAAGCAAAGAGAATGATTGGGATAAACCAATTGTATGCGCTACAGTTCAGGCGCTCACACGTAACTTAGCTGAGTACAAAGATGAGCTTGCTAAATTTCATGTGCTTATTGCAGATGAGGTATCGAACTGGGGCGCGAAGTCCTACAAGCTACTCAGTGCAAGATTGCTCAATACACATTATAGGATTGGTTGCAGTGGTACTGTCTATAGAGATGATGGAAACACTGAATTGATCTTTGCATATGTTGGAGATCTTGCGTATAAAGTTACAACAAAAGAACTTCAAGATAAGGGACTACTCATGGAACCACAGACTATATTCTTACAGTATGAGGCTAATGCAGCTAAGCTTCAGAGTGAGTACGAAGAGTATAAGGAAGCGTATGAGGAGCTAGTTGTAGATCACTTAGAGCGTAATGAAGCTGTCCTTGGCGCGGCGTATAAGGCCGTAGACAGCGGCAAGAAGATTCTTCTGGTGAGCCGTAGGGTGAAACATTGTAGGTTATTTCATGAGGCCTTAGAAAGCAAATATGGAGCCGCTGCACTTATCTACGGGAAGACGTCGGATGAAGATCGTGAATCAAGGCTAGCTGATTTCAAGAGTGGTAAGATCAAGATACTCGTTGGGAACATATCGATTTTTGCTAAGGGGATCAATGTTCCCGACCTTGATGTAATCATCAATGCTGCAGGAAATAAAGGAGACGTCGTTACAATGCAAAGTATTGGCCGAGTCATGAGAGTCGCTCCAGGTAAGAAGCAGCCGATCTATCTTGACTTTGATGATAAGGGTTCGTTTGCAATCAAGCACGCTCATGCTAGAAAGAAAGCTTTATCTGCTCACGGATATCGAGTAGACGTCGAGAAACTCGATGACTGGAAATTATAGAGAGAAAGAATTATATACATCTAGAGGTAAGTACTAATATGGGACAAATCAAAGAGAACACACCACTACTCGAACGACAGCACGCGATTATTCGCACTCTGGAGAATACAGAGATGAGTGAACTTGATCGCGCTAGACTCGAGGAAGAGAAGGAACAACTTGAAACGAGGATCCAAGAAAATGTCTTCCAACACATCAAAGAGAAGACACCTGAGATCCGGGTTGAACGACCGAGTACAATTGGCAAGAACAAGAACGAAGTGAAGAAGCTGTTCGCAGATTGGATGGATGAGGTGTTCAAAGACCTCGACCAGAATACGAGGAAGGGCATCTACCGTGCAGCTTACAAGAGGTTAAAGGGGTAAACACAATGACATGCAATACATTTCATGAACTGAAAGGAAGGAAGAGCGAGAAGATCAAGCAGCTATTGAATCGCAAGCTTCAAGAACAGAAAGAGCTTGAGCTGAAACAGAAAGCGAAAGACGGGATCTTTGACAATGTGATACTGTGTGTGAAAGAAGCACAAGAGAAACTCGGAGTAGCGAAGAGTAAACGAGATGCTCTACTCCGTAAGCACAATGCAGAGTGTGACTCTTGGGGTGCTGAATGTACAAAGGTACATGGAACTAAACTCTCTCTCAAAAAGGATTGCTTCGTTCCAGACTCAGTTCACGAAAAGCTACAGAAGGCGGACGATCTCTTTGCACTTGGAAAGACAAAGGAAGCGCAAGCAATCTGGAACTCAGTCATAGAAAAGTACGAGTTGTTAGAATGATCAAGCCTTATCTTCGGAGAACGTTTGAGCATACAACCTTAGGATTACGCTGGAAAGATGGCTTCTTTACCCTCGGGTTTCGGTATGAAAATAGATCTGTGTGCTTAGTAACTGTGCTGAAGAAAGGAAACTGTACGACTACAAGAACGAAAGCGTTAAATCCGTTCAAGCGATTGTGGTGGGCGTGGTTACGTAAGAGAACCGAGCTCTCAATCAAATGGAACGGAGCAGAGCACATGCGATGTCAAGGCTGTGGTGAAGGAATAATTAAATATTCCATTAAGGATCCTAACTATAAGGAAAGCCAAAGAGGAAAGCAGCGATGGCTTGTCTGTGAACATTGCGTTGACTTCTATGACTGGCACTGGAGTAAGCGCGAGGTTAAACTATCATGATGCTCAATGACGATAAATTGGAAGACAGAATAGACCCGACAACATGTTCACACAAACCTGGAAGCGTATATCGGTGGGAAGATCCGGTGATGGCTAAAGAGATTGCAATGCAGCTCGGAATTCCAGGTGAAGAAATTTACGGAGCTCACTGTAGAGTTTGCCGCACAGACTATGTGTTGGTAGTCAAGGATGGCGGACTACATCCAGCTTCGGAGATCAAGAATGACTGAACATAGTATTGTCCGTGGATACGAAGAGAAAGAAGGCATAGTCCTATCTCTCTATGACGGAGAGAAGATTGAACGAAAGTTTCTGAGGTTTCAAAATTACTTCTATGTGCGAAGCGATGAGTTCGAGATACATAAAGAATCGTTTGAATATCAATGGAGTAAGATCACTGATCAAGTTCATATGAACGCTAAGAATTGTGATGCCAACGGTCCACGTGTTGTTGAATACACGAAGATCTTATTGCACAACAATTGGATGCGAACGAAGATACGATCATGGTTCGAAGATCGTAGCATCAAGACGTTTGAGGCTGACGTCAAAGCAACTAAGAGATTTCTTATTGACAGACACGAAGTGGGACTGAACTCACATCTACAGAACGTACTCTTCTTTGACATTGAGACAGATGACCGCAAGCCACTTAGGAAAGATGATCGCGGTAGCGTGATTGCTCAAGGACCAGTGCTCAGCTTCGTTGGTGTCAATGATAAAGACGAATTGTTCATGTTCGTGAATGAAGGTGATGATCCAGAAGACGGGGAACGCGCTCTGTTAGTGAAGATCTCAGAAGCTATCTCTAAGCATTGCATCGTCTCAGGCTGGAACTCAAGTAATTTTGATTGTCCATATCTTAAACAGAGAATGGCACTGCACGGTGTAGACTGCTCATGGGAATACTTGAATGAGCTAGACTACCTCGATCTGTTTCGAAAGAACTATCGTCAGAGTCTTCCTAGCTACAAGTTAAACAATGTAGCAAAGAGAATTATCGGAGAAGAGAAGCTTGATCAAGCAAAAGGAAATGGCGCAGTGTATCGTGCATGGAAAGACAACCGCGAACACTTCCTTGCGTACAACAAGCAAGACGTAGATCTGATTGTGAAGATGGATAAGTCTCTGCAGTTCATATCGCTGCATAAAGCCATTGCTGAGCAAGCTCACTGTTACATATATGAGACCATGCAAAACTCTCTTAGCATGGACGTCATGCTCCTTATACGGTACAAGAAAGCTGGTATCATCATGCCAAGCAAACCAACTCAAGTAGAAGTACAGATCAATGAATCTAAAGGTCGCATCGGCGGCGGGTATACAACATGCTTCGAACCTGGAGTGCATGAACAAGTAGAAGTGTTTGATTTCAAGTGCGTTGATGAAAACGCTATCGTAACAACAGCTAAAGGTTTTATTAAAGCGAAAGATGTGCAAATCGGAGATGAAGTATTAACCGATGCAAGAATGTGTAAGGTGTCAAATAAAGTATTCACTACACATAAATCATATGTCAAGATAAAAGTAGATACAGGAGATGAGCTTTGTGTTTCTCTTGACCATAGACTACCGACGGCCGATGGTAAATTAAAACAAGGTAGAGAGTTGCAGAAAGGAGATAATCTTATTGTTAATGTAAGATGTTTACCCGAGAAGAATGGCGACGGGTTTAAACAATTGTGTTTTTTGGCTGGTGCTTGGTTTGCTGAAGGAGGTGTCGTGTCTGGTAGAGCCGACAATCCGTATATATACAGAGTCACTTTTTCTTTGCATAAGAAAGAGCAAGAGTTTGCAAAGAAAATTAGTTCCATCATTAACGAAAACACGGATGCTAAGATTAAGACTGTCTATAGAAAAAATACTGATGGTATGAAACTAGTCGTTGACTCAAAAGAATTCTTCAAGTTCTTTACAACATTCATGGAAAAGACTTTACCATCATCTTTAATGAATGAAGAAAACGCTCGGGCGTTCTTACAAGCATTTTTTGAAGGAGATGGCTCGTATAATATCTGTAGGGAAACTGTTGAATTAAATCAATGTCACAAAAAGAAAGAACGTTTAATGCTTGCTCATTATTTGCTTCGCGCTCTCGGAATCCAATCTCGTACTAATCAATATACAAGCACAAATCAAACTGAAAAATCATTTAAGACTTGGAGATTAGAAGTTAGGGATGTGGAAGGATTCGAAAAGCAAGCTGGCTTTTTCTTGAAAGAAAGAACGTTTGAGTATGAACGTAATTTGCGAAAGAAAGGGAAAATAGTTTCGGTTGAACATGTACATGAGAGGATGAAGATGGTTGACCTTACAATTGAGGGGCATCCATATTTTATTGTCAATAATATCCTCTCTCATAATTCGTTCTATCCGAGCACGATCGAGACTTGGAACTTATCACCAGAGACGTTACTTGCACAGGAGCAGGAAGGTTGTATCATTACTCCTGATGATACGAACGATGACACAGGTGGTGAACGACATCACCCACACAGATATTACTTACGTGAGAAAGGCATAGTACCACAGACTGTACGTGAGCTTGTAGATGAACGTGATAAAACGAAGTATGCTATGAAGGAGTTCATATCTTCTGACCCAGACAAGTACCGTAAGATGTACCTGCACCAATATGCACTGAAGGTGTTGAGCAACTCTATCTATGGAATTCTATCATTCTCCCGTGCCAGATACTATTCATTTGAACTTGGAGATAGCGTTACGACTTGCTGTCGTGCTCTAATCAAGTCTCTAAACAAATACATTGAAGCGAACAGCGGAGTAGTCATCGGAGGAGATACAGATTCTTCATTCGTTAAGTTTCCACCTGGCTCAGACATGAAGATAGTTGATAAGATGATCGCTGACTACTTAGATGAGTGGATGGTGCAGTGGAAGACGGATGGACACTGCCAAGTGTTTGAGCATGAGAAGACTGTAGCGCCAATGCTCTTCTTGAAGAAGAAGAACTACGCGTATCTCTGTGAAGCAGAGAAGAGTGAAAAGAATCCGCATGGCCTGACTGTGAAAGGTCTTGCTGGTAAGAAGAGCGATGCAAATCCTCTAGCTGGTAAGCTTCAGAAAGAATACGTACTCGATGTGCTTCTGAACCGCTTCGATAAACAGAAGTGGCAAGAGTTCTTGGATAAAGAATACGCTCGATGTATCGCCGGTGAACTAGAATTGAAAGAGATCCTTATGAGCAAAGCCGTCTCTAAGAATCCAAGTGACTACGGTGGCCCAGTCATTGATAAGAAGACTCGACAGCCGAAGATCAAGAAAGACGGTTCAATACAGATAAGACCGATTCCAGCTCACGTGAAGATCGCACTTCGTATGCTTGACCAAGGTGAGCTCGTTGATATTGGTACAAAGATCCGCTATGTTGTAGTAGATACGAAACCGATCAACGGTCTATCTCAATCTGAATATGAAGCGCACTCTGCAGCTGGCGGTACGTATGATGCAAAATACTATTGGGAAAAGATCATCACACCACTGTTCTCTGTTATGCTTAGAGCAAATGATGAGCGGTACATGATTGATTATTCAACGCTTCATGTTCCCAAGAAGTTAATTGCAAAGATCGCGAAAGAGCAAGATACAGATGAAGAGGAGGATGATTAAAATGCTAAATACTAGAGTATTGAAAAAGCTTACAGACAACGTTGAGGTTCTTGATCTCTTTGAGCAGATGGCTGACAAGATTGACGAGCTAGAGAAACGAGAACCCTCCGAACCATCGCAACGTATGAAAGATACAATGGTCCAACTTGAAGAAGATATGTCTTCACTTGAACACGATGTTCATATGCTGAACGATGAAAATTTAAAGAGATGGGCAAAACGAATGGAGAAGAATAAATGAAAACGACAACAGTTAACACGGTCTTCGCGTGTGATGCATGTGAGAAGAATATTGAACGACAAGCTGACGCAGAAGGAAAGAACAGCTATCCTTATGAAGAAGGTTGGGTATTCTTGTATAATCTAAACTTTCAACGGAAAGCGCACGGTTCTGTACCAAGAGTTGAGCGGACCGAATTTAGAGAGAAGCATTTCTGCTCAAGGAATTGTTTCATTGCATTCGTTGATGTAAACTCTAAAGAGGCAAAAAATGATAACGATCAAACTACAGAATAAGCAAGTCATCGAGATTGATGCTTCTGATGCAGAAATGAAACAAGCGCGTAAGAAGTGGGACGAAGGAATAAGCAATCTCGTGATACATGCAAAAGATGGAAGTGAGTATCTTATCGTACGAAGAGATGTCGATTTGATTCAGTGGGGTGGAACATGAAGACGATAACAAAAGTTAAGATTCTGCATTGGTTCGGTAAGCTGTTTGATAGAGAGTACCGAAGACGTGCAAAGAAGTGGGAGGCACATGAACATGGAACCAGTAAAACTAGAAGAAACAACACAAGGTAAACAACTGACGCTTAGTCCAAATGACTTCGAGGCGTTCAAGAATATGAAGCATGAGAAGAAAGTGGAAACTCTCTTAAAGATTCTACAGGACAAACAATATGTGGACGTTGACATCTACATGGAGAATTCATTCTCGAAGATCATACTCTTTCGTCCGTGGACTGAAGCTGATCTGTTATAATGGCGATCAGAATTCAGTGCGATCATTGTCAGGATCTACTAGATCATCAACCGTTGAAGCTGACATACTTCGACGCTCAGATTGAGGAGGACGTTGTTCTCCACTTCTGTAACTTTTCTTGTCTGTCAGCTTGGCTCGGTCGAGTACGTCCAGCCCCATAACATCGCCTGTTTCCTGATGGAATTTTCTAGCGAACAGATAGCTGAAGCCGTGGGAATCAACTTGACCAGCGGGTTCATCTGTTACGAAGAATCCGTAGAACCTTCCTTGATCGTCGATCTGATTGTAGAATTTCATCTGTCACTCCCGTCTTTCCAGAATTTGGTTCGCTTGAGGTAGTGCTCTCTTCTGTCGTCATCCCAGCTCTCCATCCGAGTAATGTTACTCATTCTGTCTGCAAGCTTGATCAAGATTGCGTCTTTGCTCTTCAACCTCGGGAAGTAGTACCCATAGTTATCTTTCCTTCCTTCATGCGTGACTTCATACACGAGGTCTGCTACACGCTGCGGGAACTCGCGTACTAGATCTTCATAGGTTGTATCGGTGTCCTCAATCACATCATGAAGTAGAGCTGCAGCGAGCATCTCTACATCTTCAGTGACCTGTGCTACGATCTCCATGACATGCTGACAATGGTTGAAGTAGGGATCGCCGTTGTCGTCCACCTGCGAGGCGTGTGCCTCCCGCGCGAAGTTGTATGCCTTGGTGTAGAGGTCAGTCATTGTCTCGTCGCCTTCTCATCGTCAAGCGCTTCAGGTGCTGGCTGCTGGTCTGCGTTCATCCCGCTTGTGTGCGGGTCTCCGTTCACTTCACGATTCTCTGCCGTTGTAATCCAGCTACGCTTGTGCCAAAGCCTCAATTCTCGTTGTCTTCGTTCAGCATGAGCGAGTTCCCAAGCTTCTTCACTTAGCTTACACCAATGTGTCCCTTGTGAATTATGGTGCCGTATAACTATACGTCCAAAGCTAACAAAGCTTTCCTTATTCCAGCGGTTAGCAATTGCCATATCAATATCATTCATATGACGAGTGTCAACTCTACCACCAAAATCTACTGCCCGCGTCTCAAGAAAGAGTAACAGACTTCGTTCATCTTTACTCATCTCAGATAATTTCATACCTTTCCTCCGGTCATTGCGATCGCCTGATCAAATGGAAACTTCGCTCCATACTTACAGATGATCTCTACATCTTCGTCTGGAGATAACCCCTTGCCTTTTCCGATGTACGCCTTATCTTCAAAGCCGTTGTTCATTGCGACTATGCCGATGGTGTCACCGTCCCATAGGGTGAACCAGACTACACCGTACACTTTATTCTCGGTCATTGTATCCTCCAGCTTTGTATGTGCCAAGCTTCTTCAATACTCTTGTCAGCTCGAGCCTTCAATTCTTTGAGCGACTTGATTCTTTTGTCAGCTTGCTTCTTGTAGACGTTGGCTTCCTCTCGGGTTGTTGGAACATAGTAGCTCCAGTCTTCCCCTATCAATTCTGCTACGACAAAGCAGTTACTTCTTCGTCTAAGCTTAGAGATAGAGCGGTGAAGCATATCTGTGAGAATAAATTGATTCAACTCCTTCATCTCAGATCGCTTCAGACCGTAGACCTTCTCAAACATCTTCACTCTCGTGATGGCGTTCTTCTTTCCGATATGACTTCGCATCAGGTCCATGATGTCTTCGGCTACAATACCGACAGTCACATCAACCCATTCGAACTTGGATTTCTGCTTCAGTTCAAGCACTTGCATTTTGCTTCTCCAAGTAATAGTATCGGGCGTTGATCTGTGACTTCCTTCTGTTCGGTAGCTTTTCTTCCAAATACGCAATGTTGTTTGCTACAGATTTTCTGTTGTCCCAGAGCTTATCGAATAAAGCTTTCTCTGCCTCAGTCCAGGGATTGTATCCCTTCTTCGTCGTTGTCATCTTCTTCATTGGTTGCACCACGTGTAGATTGACTAGCTTCTTTGAGAGCGTCATCAATCCTTGGAGCTCACTTGCGTCAAGAGTTGACGGTATCATGAGCTTCACAGCCACGTAGTCGTTTATGTTTATTGTGTGCTCGAGGAGCACTTCTTTGTCTTTCATGTTGTTTCCCCTGTTATACTTTTCTTACCGTTCAGCACGTCTTTGTGTGCTCGTATGTAAGCGTCAATCTCGGCTTCAGTATGTTTGAGCCGAATATGATCAAAGATCCTGCGCCTGAGCGCGGTCTTGTTTCCTTCCATGTGTGTTACCCAATTACACAATGGACATGTAACTAGCGCGGTCTTCGCTACTAGTCTAGCTTTGTGTGCTCTCATGAACCACATCCCGGACATTCGTAGTAGACTTCATCGAGCTCATCATCCGCGGCTACGATAACTAGTTTGCTTCCGCAGTTGGTGCATAGTCCTTTCTCTTCGACTTCAACCATGCACGTGCTGAGATCGCCTTCAGGCGGGAAGTGCTCTGCATTGAAATCAAGATCGATGTGTTTGTCGCAATACTCGCAATAGACGATGCTCATTTCATCTTCCTCCTTCGTACAGGACGTAAGCATTCACAGCGTTCTTTCGGTCCTTCAACTCCAGGCGAAACATAGGGTAATTCGCACTTATAGCACGTTCCGCAGAACGGGCAGACGTTGAACTCCATCCAGCGATCTTTACCGCATCGTTCGCATTGCTTGATCTTTGCCATCATGCTTCCTCCTTCTTGAGAGGCGGGTATCTGTCTCCACAGTTAGCGCAATAAGGAACGTCTTGCAGATAGCCTTCGTCCATCATCATCTCTCCCTTGTGCACAACTGCGTTACAACATTGGGTTCTTTTGTGAAGTAGCTCTGCGTCTCGTTTGTCTTCCATTGTCTTCTCCTCAGCAGTAGCAATCGCACCGCGGCTTTCCACACAATGTGCAGATGTCGTTGATGTCGATGCACTTCTGTCTGATCTCTTCCATGCAATCGTGGCAAGCGTGCGGGACGAACAGACCCTCCAGCCTGTTCGTCTTTTTCCCGCAGTGCTTGCACGTTTGTCTAGTCGTTGTCTGTACTGTCGCCATCGTCTTCCTCCTCAGCAAAAGCTTTGATCGCGTCAAAATGCTCAACGATCAATTGCGCTTTCTTCTTCCCGAACTTAAATGGGAACTTATCATCTGGGTTTAGCACGAGAAGTTTGTGCCCTTTGTATTCTGTAAATTCAGTCATTGTCTTCTTCATCCTCTTCTTCGTCTCTAGTTGCTGTACCGGCTTGGGTGTTGTTGACTGTTACGAGGTCAACTACCATAGTGTTCGATACAACACCTACGTTGTCGCGAGCAATCTCTTCAGCTTGCATCTTCGCGTCTTCTTCGTTGTCTGCCTCAACTGAGACAGAGACTTCGATGTCGCATGATACGTCTACGATGTAGTTTACCATCTAGCAGACCTCGAAGTATTCACCAAGCACGTTGAGCAGGTGATTGTAGTCACCGCTTGTTGCTTCGGTTCGGATCTTGTTCCAATCCATATCGTTCTTTTCAGCAACTCGTCTTGCCTTCCCAAGTAGAGCGAAAGCGTTGCCGTCTGTTCCAATTATTTCTAGTTCAGGTTTCATTTGTGTCTTCCTCCTTGATGTACCGACTAGATACTACGGATGTCTTACATGTGTTGCAAGTAGCGGTTTGATGAACTCGTCTTGCTCGAACGAACGGTTCAAAACAAGCGTTTGGACATTCAATGCGCCAACCCCGAGTGCGTTTAACTGGTACACCCATGTGTAAGCGGGTACCAGATCCTCCCATCGAAATGAACTTCTGTCTCCAGACTGGAGAGTGGTGTTCACCTGGACAGAGGGCGTGTGCTGCCTCATGGATCACGGTGTCTTTGAGCTCTTCCCATGGACTCTGCTCGACATGATGCTTGCTGATAAGAATCGTCTTCTTTCGTGGCATGCATCGTCCGAGTGTCCTGAAGCCTGAACCCCAACGGAGAATCCAGTCATGAAGATCGTACTTGGTCTGGACTTCTTCCCAGAAAGCACGAACCTGCTTTTGCTTCTCCGTCTCGGCTGCTTGCTTCCGAGCGAGTCTTCGTTCTTTTCGGCGTTGTTTTTTGTCGGTCATCGTAGTGTGTGTAGATCACCCCTAGAGGGGTATATATCTATAGATATAGAACCAAATACATGTTTATAAACCTTTCTCCGCCTGATTAAAACCTTTAGATAAAGTATAGATCTATATTCTATAAATCTATATTCTATAGATCAATATTTTAGAGTAGATATGTTATTACTAATCGGTTACAAGAATCACTCCTCTATAGGTATAACAAAGTATATAAATACCAGAACCCTAATAAAACTATCAAATAGGAGGGTGACACACCATGCCAAGATATGACGAAGAAACACAAAAGAAAGCTTTGGCTCTAGCACAAAAGGGCACACCACTGAAAGAAGTACAACGACAAGTCGGACCGAATCCAAGCGCTATCAAGAGATACGCGAAGAAGCTCGGAATCAAGCTGCCAAAGAAAGAAGCAGCACAGAAGAAACCAGCTGCATCGAAACCTGCAGCAAAGCCGGCGACGAAACCTGCAGCGAAGTAAGTCTCAATGATCGTAATCATTGACGGCACAGATTGTGCTGGCAAGACAACTTTGTTAGAGCGGGTGAGCAAGAAGCTCAATCGTGGAGCGATCATCAAGAATACCTTCAAGCCGAAGGTGTCGAAAGATCACGACGCAATTAAAGTTCAATACTCACAGCTCGCTGCAGCGGGTAGAAAGCTGGTCGAGGAAGCTGGCCAACTAATTTTCCTCGACCGCTTTTATCCATCTCAATTAGTGTACTCGGTACTGCGTGAAGACGATGAGCTTCACAATGCGTGGTACACTGGATTTGAGGTCGCAATAAGTGATATTGCCAAATACGTCTGGGTCTACGAAGATAAAGAGACTTTGGCTGAACGGTACAAGGACAGAGGAGATGAGCACGTCAATTTAGAACAGATCTACATGCTGCATGACAGGTATGAAGAATTCTTTGAACGCTGCACGCTCCAGAAGATCAAAGTTAAATCGATGGACGAGGACGCTGTAGAGCAGGTCATTGCATTCATCGAACGAGGATAACATGGTAAACATAAACGATATGGATGGACCTGAGCAGGTCCCAGAGAACGTACTGCAAGCTATCTTTGAGAAGCAATGGAAACTCGCAGAGAAATACAAAGATATTGAAGGGATGGAAGATCTGTTATCGGAGAAGCGCTTAAAGACAAATCTCGACACGCAATTTGGCCAGATCTGGCTGAAAGATTTCTGTTGGAGAGTGACTGAAGAATTAGCTGAGAGTATAGAGCCGGTCTACATGCATGAAGAACTAACAGACGAAATGCGTCAGCACTACATTGAAGAGCTAGCTGATGCACTTCACTTCTTTGTTGAGCTGTGTATCATAGCAGGCTACTCAGAGAATGATTTCAAGAATATTGAAGACATCACTACAGAAGTCATCACAGAGATTGAAAACGAGAACGCTGATCAATTAGCTGCAAACCACTGGTCCGTAGTATATTATTTGGGACTGTTTGCCAATTGTTTGAAGCAAAAGAAGTGGAAGCAAACACATCAACTCACAGATCGCAAGAAGGCTTTCAGCAATTTGAACAAAGCGTACGAAGCGCTGATCATGGCAATGAAATTCGCCGGATGTACAGATGAGGATATCTACAGCTTCTATTTCAAAAAGAACGCTGTGAATCAATTCCGACAACGGAGTAACTATTAGGAGGAACACACTATGCCAGAAGAAGAAAACAAAACAGAAGAAGTACACGTATTCGAAGAGACAAAGGAGAGCTTACATCTAGTCAAAGATAAGTTTGAGCTGAAAGTATCAACGGACAAGATTGAAGGCGCAACAGAACCAGATATCGTACTCATTGTGCAAAAGAAATTGCGCTGGAAAGGCAAGAAGCCCTACGACATGGCTGATTTCGAAATCGCGCAAGAAGAATTTGCAGCAGCGCTAATGGAGAGACGATGAGAATCTATCAGAACATGAGAGAAGCCATGAATGAGATCAAACGTGATCTAGCTGAAATGGGAGTTGTCGTTAGACCACACACCATGCAGAATAAAGATGTGCGTGGCAATTCAGACTATGACACATTCGAGACGCAGAACTATTGCTACTGCATTCTAGACATGGGTGATAAAGATAGACTTGTGCCACATCTTGAATGGTGCAAGGCTGAGCACGCTGAAAGAGTTGATCCAAACTACATGAATCCTGGTAAAGCTTGGGAGCTACGTGCAGATGTGTGGAAAGAGTTCCTTCGGCCAATCAAAGATATGATCGACGCGCCAGAGTACAAAGATGACGGAAGGTTCTGGGACCACGTTCCACCTAACGTTGAAGATGATTACATGGTGTTCGAATACACATACAACGAACGACTTCAGTGGCAGATTGCTGGTATCGTAGAAGAGCTCAAAGTAAACCCGGACACAAGACAAGCAATAATTCAAGTGCATAACAGAGAAGTAGACGCATCAAGAATGCGCAAGTTTAGAATACCTTGTTCGATGTCATACCAGTTCATGATCCGAGGCGGAAAGTTAGATGTGATCTACTACCTACGAAGCTCAGACTACAACACACACCTTGCACACGACCTCTGGCTTTGCGATGAATTAAGAAATCACATTGCTAAGGAAATAGGAGTACCACCTGGAATACTCTTCTGTAATGAAGGAAGCTTACACGTCTACAAAAATTATGGAGGGAAGGAAGAGCACATCTTCTAAAGCACTATGTTAAACAAGAAAGAGAAGGAAATGATGGCTTCATTTGAAGCTAGAGTTGAATGGTTCGAAAAGAAAACATCTGAGTTACGAGATGAAGTACGAACTCACAAAGACGAGAAAGAGCAAGCTCAGAAAGAGCTTAAGACATATCAAGACAAACTCATTGGTGAGGTAGGATGGCTACGTGCACTTGTGTCTAGTACGTTCGCACGTGAGACTATGATGAAAGAACCCAATGGTGTAGTACACAGATCTTGGTCTTCTCCAATCGAGGAAACAACCTACAAGAGATGGCCTTTGCCACATAACCACAACAGAGGTTACTAAAATGAGTGAACAGACAAGGTTGAACCGAGATGAATATTTCATGGCACAAGCGCTTATGGCAAGTTTGCGTAGTACGTGCGATAGAGCAAGAGTTGGATGTGTCATTGTAAATGACAAGAAAGTTCTTGCTACAGGATACAATGGTAGTAAATCCGGCGAACCGCATTGCGACGAGGCTGGACATGAAATGGTTGATGGACATTGTGTTCGCACAATTCATGCAGAAAGAAACGCTATATCTAGAGCATGGACTGACGTGCAAGGTGCAACTGTGTATGTCACTCATTCTCCTTGTCGAGACTGTTATGCTTTGTTGAAGGAAGCAGAGGTTGGGAGGATCGTCGCTCTTATACCATACGGACAAGTACCAGATGACGTTGAGTTTGTTCACTCAGCATTCTTAGAAAAGTTACATAAGCTCGGTCTGGAGGTGTTCCCATGACTGAACTGTGGAACTTACTAGACGAGCTAGAAGCTACAAGCGGTAAAGCTAAGCAGGGTGTGTTAAAACGCATCCTCTCTCTTCCAGATGGAGAAGAATATATTCGGTGGGTATTCAATGGAGTTGTGTACGGTTTGAGCGATCAGACTTTAGCTACAACGTTCAATGCGGATATTCGGCCAGACGTAACAATCAATATGATGGAGCAAGCAACCGGAAATGATTCTGAGTTCTCCGCTATTGATCCCAGTCATGTAACAGGTCATGCACTACAAGAGTTCCTCAAAAGTTCATTCATTGATTTTTCCCCTAGAAAAACAAAATGGATAGCGCGTGGCCTGTTGCATGATCTTAAATCTGGTGCAACGATTAAGACAGTCAACAAGGTTCTTCGCTCAATGAAGAAAGAAGAGATCTATGTATTTGAAGTACAGCTCGCAGGAAAGTGGGAGAAAGCAAAGTTCGACTACCCAGTATTTGTAGAAGAAAAGTACGATGGTGTTCGTGCGTATGTAGAAGTCAAAAACGGTAATGTTCAGATCACAAGCAGACACGGTAATTCGCTCTTAGAGAAGTTTCCAAAGATCGCAGCGCACTTGGCCACTTTATTCCCTAAGGAACACGTCATCTTAGACGGAGAGATCGTCAGTACAGACTTTCAACTACTCTCTACGCGTGTTCATAGGAATGAAGCAGACAATGATATACCACTCAAGTATGTAGTGTTTGACTGCCTCTGGTATGGAGAAGACGATGTGTCAAAAAGAAATCAACACGACCGTAGACATTTCGTTGAAGCATGCTGCTACGGAGCAGACGAGGATATTGTATGTGAAAGCAATTTGATCAAAGCTCAGAATGAAGAAGAGCTTGACACGTTCTATAGCGAAATCATCAGTAAAGGTGGAGAGGGTGTGATTGTAAAGAACTTGGACAAACCATACGAATCTGGATCGAGAAAACATTGGTGGAAAAGGAAACCGAAACACACAGTCGACCTAAAGATCTATGATTTTGAAATGGGTAACGGTAGAAAGTCCAATGTAATTGGCAGTCTTCATTTGATAGATAAGAGTGAAGAGATCAAGTGTAGAGTTGGAAGCGGACTTTCAGATGATTGGAGCCAAACGCTTACAGAAATGCATGAGAAAGGAGAGCTCATTGGAAAAATCGTAGAGATTGAATACTTTGAGATAACTCGCACAAACGGAATCCGGTTTCCAAGGTTCATCACCTTACGAACAGATAAGTCTGAACCAGATCGGATCCAAGTAGGTTGATCAAGATGACAAGAGTTAAATGTCCTGGAATACGGAGAAAAGATGGAAGCTCAGCTGGATGTGGTAGTAAAGTTTTCAGACTAGATGATACAGCAACAAGGTTAGAAGTACAGTGCAACAAGTGTGGTAATCTCATGCTTGGATTCGATAAGAAAAAACAAGGCGATGGGAACACAAAGCAGCGAGACGAGATTTAGAAACAGTTTAAACTATTCTTTTAGAGAGAACCGCGACGCAATCTGGTTTTTAAAGCTCCAAGTGAATGTACACGCACACACACGGAATGTTGCAGACTTCTTAATTCACACACGTGATCTACATGCAGTTGAGATCAAAGAGATAAAGAAGAGCGATCGCTTTGCATTCAAGAGGCTTTCACAAGATGAAGAGCTTAGCATATTTCACAACCCAATACAGAGGCGGAAGGGTTGGGTGTTGTTGAATTTCTGGAAAGGTAGGATGACGAAGAGTCCTTCTTTTCTAATACCATACCCAGACTTCGTAAAACTGAGGAATTCTGTTAACAAAAAGAGTGCAAACATTAAGGATATTCGTGCACTCTTGCCGCATACTGAATTACAAAATAATGGAAAGTACTGGGAGCTGTACGGGTGGTTCGTATGAAGTGTGAAATTTGTGGGGAAGAATTTTCACATAAGCGTTGGAACCAAAAGACGTGTTCGAAAAAGTGTAGCCGAGCTCTTCAGACAATTCGAGATGTAGTAACAAAACACTCAAAGAACGAAGAACGTTTGAAGAAGATCAGAGAAGAACGTAGAAAATGGAGAGAGCAGAATTACATCAAAGCACGGCAACTATCACATGAGTGGAGTAAGAAGAAGAGTGAGGAAATGAAAGCGATTCAAAGAGGTCTTGAGCAGATTGACCCAGATGAATTATTGAAAATGGTGAAAGAGCAGATGGAAGTAGAAAAGAAGAAATGCAAATTTACATCCTGGATGTTGAACCCAACGAAAGGCTACCCAGTGCGATTCATTGTCGGAGAGCGCCCAGGTGAGAGACCGGCTCATATGATAAAAAGCAAATGCTGGACTGTCACGAGATCAGGTGAGTTAATGTCGAAGGGATTAGCAGGATTGAATAATGTTTGGATGACGAATATCATTCTCAATGAGACGAGAACCCAAGACGGAATCAAGAGACTTCAGAAAGAAGCCGATAAGCATAAACCAACGATGATCATTTGCCTTGGAAAGTTTGCGGCTAAGCATGTCAAGAAGATCAAGACTGGTGCGGAGATCATTGAGATGCATCACCCTAGCTACATGCGCCGTTTCAAGCCAGATAAGATCACCGAGTATTTATATAAAATACGAGGCTTGCTTTCTAAGGCCGTTTAAAGCCGCGCTAATGGACGCGATTGTTTATCCATGTGTTACCATTGGGGGGACCCGTTGCGTCCATTATACCTATTCTTTTCTATATGGTTAATGTATACATTAGGAATAATCAAGTGGATCCATCAAGAACACCCTCCGAGAAAGGTTTATATATACCAATAGAGGAGTATATTTATGGCACACGCAAGCTCAATGGAAAGACTCAAGAAGCACATGAAGAAGCTTCGAAAGCAAGGGAAGCACAGAGATCGAGGGAAAGCACGAATGACATTGGAGAGTCGATATCTGAGTCTGAAACATGACAAGGAAAACAACCAGTTGCCGCCGTATCGATTCAAAGAACTCGAGAGACTCGAGCAAGATCTTGCTCAACTCAAGAGGGAAGAGCTCGAAGAAAGACATGCTGAATCAAAAGCTGAAAGAGAGTTTGCATTCGAAAAAGCTTCAGAGAAATTGAAAGAGCAGCTTGAGAAGAGAGCCATCAATCTATCAGCATTAGATGGGCTCGTTGAGAAAGACGCGATCAAAAGATCAAAAAAGAAAGTACGTCGTGCTGAGAAGCAGATTGCTAAGTGGCAAGAAAAGAAAGAAGAAGCAAAAAAAGAATTAGATGATTTCTTAGAGAAAATTCATTCTCTGTCAAAGTGAGCACGAATTACATCGATCCATCTCTTCGCTACTGAACGAAAGATCGGGATGATTGCCGTGACCAATTCAACGATTTGTAGAACGAGGTTATAGATCTGTTTGACCATGAACCAGATATCAACCACGAGGTCTCTGGTTTCAAGGTATGTGTCTTTAACTTCGGCCCACAGATTAGCGAAGTAGTTCAAGTCAACTCCTTTCACTGCTTCAGCATGATATCCGCTTTTTACCGTTTTCATTTTTTGTTACCTCCATTGTGTTGCACAATCTGTTTCATGTGCCTTTGCGCTTTTGAAACTTCCTTCATCATCTTTGGTCTAAATTTCTGGTCTCCCGGGCTGATGCTGGCATAGATGAAGTAAGTTAGTGCTACGATCAATAAAATCTTTGGAACGATCAGAATGCAAGGAATCTTCATTATCTCTGAGATATTTGGGCTGAATATACCATATTCCGAA